GCTCGCGTACGTGACGACAGCGTGCAAATGGCCGCACTGCAAGAGTCACAAGGGCAACAGCCATTTGCAAACGCACGTCATCATCAACGTGGACCTGGTTGTCGGAAGCATGTCGTATCGGTGCTGCAACGTGCAGTGCCTGGCGTGCGGCAAGTACATGCTTATCCCGATGCCGTTCGAGGTCACCACCGGCCGTGTCCACGAGGCGACGTGAAGAAGCTGAAGAAGAAGAAGTTCTCGACGTTCACCACGGAACGCATCGACTTCCGCACCGGCAAGACGATCGAGAAGCTGTCGGTTGATGTGGCGCGCGATCTCAAGGTCGGCACCGACATCCAGAAGGCGCTTCGCACGAGCGCGCACACCCTTGGCTGGTACATGCAGCTCAAGGAAATGGCGCACGCGAAGATGAAGCACGCGAAGTACCGCGCGCACCTGGTTGCCGAGGAGAAGTACGACGAGATCAAGCTCGCGAACCCTCGGATGTCAGAGACGTACGTTAAGAACAAGATCCACCTGTCCCCTGCGTGGAGGAAGTGCATCCGGCGATACATGAAGTGGCGCGACCGCTATCGAATGCTGAGCGAGTTCTGCGTCGCGTTGAAGGAACGAAACGACAACTTGCGCACGCTCGAATCGAGCGAGCGCAAAGAGCGAGAAGGAGCGTACGTGTGACGAACAGCAAGCGCGAGTTGATGGAGCAACGGTACAAGCTGATCGAACAGCTGAAGGGCGAGACCGATCCGAAGCGAATCATCTCGATTCAGGGCGACCTGTCGATCGTGAACGCAGAGATCAAGAAGCTCAACATCACCGAGGCAGCTGAGAACCAGCGCAACGCCACGGTGAAGCGCACGATCGGTCAGGCGCAGCACGAAGCCGACATCGCTCGTGCAAACACTCGCATCATGGCAGGCGACGCGTTCGGTGGTAGCGAGCCGTTTGGCTTTCAGCCGAAGCTCGAAGCCGCACGCGCGGAACAGAAGTTCCTGACGCGTGGCGAGTTCCTGTTGAAGAACGCGAAGCAGATGCTTCGCACGATCGAGAAGCTGAAGCGCAAGGAGCCGCACACGGTCGCGTTCGAGCAACCGCTGCGAGAGTTCATCGAGGCGCAAACCGCTCACTGCAAGAAGATGAAGGAGCGACCGCCGCGACCGAAGGACAAGGAGGACGAAATCGAGTGGAACAAAACGTGGTCTGAAGACTGAGCCATGCCGTACCGCGGCGAGTCTCCACCACGTTGCGAATGCGGATGCTTCTTCGAGGAGCATGACGCAAACGGCGTTTGTTGGGCTGGCCGCGTAGAGTGCATGTGCACCAAATACACCCCGACCGCTAGGGCGACCTGGTGGGGATGGGTGCTTCTACGAAAGCTGTTTGGCCAACCCTAGCAACGGAGACACGTCGATGAAGAAGGAACGGAGCAAGCGTCGTGACGAGGACACGGATGACGACGAGGATCGCACGACGAAGAAGAAGTCGAAGCGCAGCGATGAACTCGCTGACCTGCAAGACATGTGGGGCGACGGTGAAGGTGGCGACGAAGGCGGTGACGATCGCTACGACAAGTTGAAGGAGGGGAAGAACATCCGGCGCATCCTTCCGCGCAAGGATCCGGACGAACCGTTCTTCCTCACGTTTGCAATTCACTTCAACATGGGACCGGACGGCGAGGACAAGTTCCGGTGTATCGAGCCGAACGGTCCGTTCGGTCACTCGAAGAAGAAGGACAAGCAGCGCGCGTACCGCGCGAAGCTGTGTCCGGCGTGCAAGATGTACTGCCGCAACAAGTCGAAGGCGCGCAAGTTCGAGTTCGGCTCGAAGGAAGGCAAGGCGTACTGGCGCAAGCACGTTGCGCCGTGGCGCGCGAAGCTGCGCTTCGTTTGGGCGCAGAACCCTCCGAAGGCGAAGGAGCGCGCAGATCGTCGCAAGGCGTTCGTGTTCGAGACCGGCATCATGATCGCGAAGCCGCTCATCGAGGCGTTCTACGACAAGGATATGGGCGGTGACTTCACCGATCCGAAGACCGGCCGCATCGTGATCATCACGAAGACCAAGCTCGGTCAGGCCGCAAACGAGGTGGAGTACGACACGCGCATCTCGCCGAACCGCACGCCGCTGAAGACGTGGAAGCGGTTGCGGAAGCGGCTCCCGGACCTGGAGACGTTCCTGCCCGAGAAGCTCGAACCGGACGCGATCATCGCCATCATGGAGGGCGACGGTTTGCCGGACGATGACGACGACGCGCCGCGCTCGAAGAAGAAGCGCAAGGGCAATCGCGATCGTGACGATGACGACGATCTCGACGATGCTGACGACGAGGATGACGAGGACGAGGGTGGTGGACGTCGCCACAAGCTCGCTCGGCGCAAGCGTCGCGACGATGAGGACGTCGATCCTGATGCCGAGGAAGAGGACGATGACGACGAGGACGAGGCACCTCGCAAGAAGAAGGGCAAGAAGTCGAAGATGCGCGACAAGCTCTCGAAGAAGGCGCGTCGCGACGATGATGACGACGAGGACGAGGACGATTCCGACGACGAAGGAGACGACGATGAAGACGAGGACGCTGACGACGAAGCCGAAGACGACGATTCCGAAGATGACGACGAGGACGAGGACGATGCCGACGAAGACGAAGAAGACGACGAGTAGCGAGCCGCACAAGGTGAGCGCGCGTTTGTTCACCGTCGCAAACGCGTTCGGTGACATCGAATCGATCCTCGCAAACGCGAAGCGGCTGATGAGTCGCTCGGAGTACCTCGATCTGTGCGTGCGAGTTTGCGACGACGCGCAGGATCGCTCTGATGCAATCCACGAAGAGATTCGGAAGGAGCATCACGAGGACCGCGATGTCTGACCTGTTCTACGATCACGAGCTGAGCGAGACGCTCGCTCACTCGTTTCACCGTTTGCGGCTACGCACTGCGCGCCGCATGCGCGAAGGAACGGCGGACCACAAGAAGCTGGTGAAGTCGGTCGCTGCAATCCAAAAGAAGTGGGGAACGGAGGCTCTCTCGCCGATCAAGCTGATGGCTGAGCGGCACGACGTGCCTTGCGTCCGCACCGAATTGCAGGCGCTCGACGACATCGTGAGCGGCACCACCGAGAAGGTCGACGGCAAGCGTCGGTGGATCACAGGCAGCGGTCGCGGCATGCCGCGTGGGCGCATCATCGAGATCTTCGGACCCGAGTCGAGCGGCAAGACGACGCTGAGCCTGGAGCTGATTGCTCGCTACCAGGAGCAAGGCTTCGAGGCTGGCTTCTTCGATTTGGAGCACGCGCTCGATCTCGACTACGCCGATGCGATCGGTTGCGACACCGACAACTGGCAGTTCAGCCAAGGCGCGGACACCGGCGAAGAGTCGTTCGACATCATCTTGGACATCGTGCGCGCTGACGTGCTCGACATCCTCGTGGTGGACTCGGTTGCTGCGCTCGTGCCGCGTTCTGACCTGGATGCGGAGATGGGTGAAGGTCAACCTGGTGCGCACGCACGCCTGATGTCTCAGGGCTTGCGCAAGCTCACCGCGCTGCTCAAGCGTGGCCACAAGACGACGGTCGTGTTCATCAACCAAACGCGATCGAAGATCGGTGGCTACGGCAACCCTGAAACGACGACAGGCGGAAACGCGCTGCGGTTCTACGCGAGCGTGCGGCTGCGCATCTCGAACGCTGGCGAGATCAAGGCCGGTGGCGAGAAGGGGCAGCGCAGCAAGATCAAGGTCCGCAAGACGAAGCTTGCCGTGCCGTACGGTGAGTGCTTCATCGACATCACAGGTGGAAACGGCATCTCGGCGTGCTACGCCGCGAAGGCTCGCAACAACAACCCGCTCAAGGACGACGAAGATGGCGACGACGAGTGACCACGACGTGCAGGTGAAGAACGACGTGGTGAAGAAGGATGCGCCGCATCCACACGCTGATGGCTGCGTAGGCTGTCGTCGGCAAGGCTTGTGCGTGAAGTGCGGCAAGTCGGCTTTGTTCGACACGGTGGTGTGTCGCTCTGGCGCGTGCTCGGCGTGCTGTGCGGCGCAGCATCGTCACGCGAACGACGACATCAACGACATCGTTCTCGCAGGAGCTGTCGCGTGAAGGCCAAGCTCACCAAGCAGGGCGTGCGAGATCTCAACGTCGGACCGCAGCGGCACGTGCATAAGTACGCGCCGGTGACGGTCACGCATCCGAAGACGCAGCGACAGGTCACGCAGATGACGTGCTACTGCGGCGACGTCGACGAAGAGAGCATGCGCGAGAACAACGCGATCGAGATGCGTCGCCCAACGGAAGCGCTGCGCGACGTGTACGAGTAGACCTCGGTGCAGATCTCCGAAGTCGAGAGAAACTGCAAAACGTAGGTGAGTCCTGTAGTGTCGAACTAAGGGCTGCTAGGCAATCCAGCCTGGTGGCCCTTTCGTCTATGCATCCACTCGACGCACTCAAGATCGACATCATGCGAACGCTCGCGCGTGCGTCGATGAGCATCGTGCAGCTCTCGACGCACGTAGCGACGCTCGAAGCCAAGCCAAGCCAGATCGCGAAGGCGCTCGAAGAACTCGTGGAGGACGGCTACCTCACGTCACACGACGATTCTTCGACGATGGGGCGTGTCTACCAGCACGCGACCGCGGACTCACTGTCAGACCTAAGTGCGAAGCTCCTACCGCACCGAGATCCAGTACGTGAAGCACACGCACATGAGCAAGCACAAGAGCGACAACCGCGATACCGACGTCTGCCACTCGAAGGTGCAGATCTCGGTGACGATGACTAGTCGTTTCTGTCTTCGTTCACAGATCGCAGCGTAGTAGCGTGCGCTGAAACGTCGGTCTCACAACGATAGACAGGAGCAGACCATGAGCAACGAGAAGCCGAAGAAGAAGAAGAAGGAAAGCACTGGCGAACCGAAGGCGAAGCGCAACAAGACGCCGTGGCAGGCGCGTCAGGTTCTGCGCGTGGAGCGCGCGACGAAGGCGCTCACCAAGCTCGCAGGCACGCTCGCAGGCGCGAAGGCGCCCAACGTCGACGCGTCGCTCGCACAGAACGCGCTCAGCGCCGTGACGACGCTCAGCGTGCAGATCAACATGCTCGACAAAGGCTGGAAGCCGGCGAAGGGTGCGACCGGTGGCACGAGCAAGAAGATCGGCATCGGTTCCATCGTGCAGGTCAAGGACGATCTGAGCGGTGACCCGAGCGCCGCGCTCTACACGATGGTCGACAAGAAGCTGTTCATCGCTGCGGAAGTCACCGGCGAGGACGGCGAGACGAAGAAGGGCTTCCGCTACTGGAAGGTGAAGTGCACCGATGGCGTCACGCGCGTGATGCTGAAGTCGCACGCGGTGAAGCACATCGCGCCCACCACCAACGCCGCAGCTGCGTAGCCAGCGATGAAGGCGAAGGTGAAACGCATGTTCGAGGTGGTCGGCTCGAACATGATCCACAAGATCGGCTTCGACCCGACGACGCCAGGCGTGGAAGCCGGCTATCTCGTCGTGCAGTTCGCCAATCTCGATGCGTGGGGCTACTCGAACGTGGCCTACTTCGATGCGCTTCAGGTCATGAACGCAGAGAGCATCGGTACCGCTTTCAACACGCTCATCAAGGGCAAGTACAAAGGCGAACCGCTGAACGCGGTGAAAGATACGCACATCGTCAATCCTGGCGCTGTGTCCAAACCCAAACCGAAGGAGGGTGACGAGCTACCGATGCTTGACGTCGTTGGCGTTGACTCATCTGCCGGTGTCGGCAAAGTCTCGTCGGTTCAAACGAAGCAACGAGGTCGCAAATGAGCAAGGCAAAGAAGAAGAAGGTCAAGCCGGTGTACGGCGTCACCGCGGAAGCGTTCTGCGATGCGTGGAGTTCCTCGTCGACGATCGACGAGGTGATGGAGAAGACCGGTCTGCCGCGCAACGCGGTCTACTCGCGCGTGAACAGCTACCGGAAGAAGGGCGTGAAGCTGCGCAAGATGGCGCGGCCGAAGCAGCGCATGGACATCGAAGCGCTCAACGCCATCGTCGAGCGCAACGCCACCAAGAAGGGAACGAAGTGACATGCCGAAGCTACTGATCGCAACCAGCGACGCGAAGCCGAAGGATCGGAAGGCTGCGACGTCGATGCAGAACATGAAGAAGCTGATCGAGAAGCGCGTCGACAAGGACAAGGAAGACGTCGCTTACACGGTCGTGACGATCAACACCAAGATGAAGCTCGCGAACGTCGTGCAGCTCATCAACTCGCCGCTCAAGAAGCTGATGGAGCACGAGGGCGTGATGACCATCGAGAAGTACACCATCGACCCGGAGAAGACGCGCGGTCGGTGGGACATCGAGGCGATGGAGAAGCCGGCCGGTGACGGTGGCGAGAAGAAGGCGAAGAAGAAAAAGAAGAAAGCGAAGGAGGAGTAGCGTGGTGGCGACGAAGAAGATCCTCGAAGCGCAATTGCAGTCGGCGCTCGACGAGGTGACTCGACTGAAGCAAGAGGCGACCGCGCGCACGCATCAGATCGACATCTTGAACGTGGAGCTTCGCAACGCGCGAACCGAAGCGAAGTTCCTGAAGCACGAGCTGATGTCGATGCAGGCGTCCAACAAGCACGCAATCGCGGTGCACCGCGATGCAATCACGCTCTTGCTCAGCCACCACGACTACAAGCCGCGTGACATCGAGTGGATCGACGAGCACGGCAAGCCGCTCGACGTGCAGCTGTCGCCGCTGGCCAAGCGCGCGATCGTCACGCACGCGCACGAAGCGCAGGAGGCGGCGTACCGTGATGACTAGCTTCGGTGACGAGCACGCGCGCATCGCTGCACGGAAGAACTACATCGCTGGTGCGTTTGCAGCGATCGATGCGAACCAGCTCGATCTCGACGTGGTGGTGAAGAAGTTCGATCGCCACTGGCGCTTCTGTCACTGCACCAAGTGTGGTTTCAGGATCGATGATCAGAAGGACATCGGCAACGTGGACGTCGAGCGCGATGGTGACGAGCCGCTGGCGTGTCACAAGAAGTGCCCGGCGTTCGAGCTGCACGCTCAGTCGTTCGACGAGATCGAGGAGCTGATGCGCACCACGAAGTCGGAGACCGTGGCGCGTGCCGGTCGCGACGCAATCCAACGCGCGTTCACCGAACGCGAGGAGCTACGAGGGAAGACGGAGATGCTGGAAGCTGCGAACCAAGAGCTGCGCGAAGAAGTCGAGAAGAACAAGAACGGCATCGGTTTCTTCAACCTCAACGACAATGCGACGCGAGCGGCGATCATGGCGCAGCTCGCGATCACCGCGCCGAAGGTCGAGAACCTTCCGCAACCGGAGCTGTCGGTGATCTTCGCCGAGGGCAGGATGCAGAAGCAGTCGATCACGCTTCTCGGTCGCGAGATGTCGATCGACGAAGCTGAAGCGTTCGTGTTCCGCCTCTACGAGATCACGGCGCGCGCTCGTCTGCACGAGGGCGCGAATGGCGGCTGAGTTCTCGCTTGCGATTTGCGTCATGCAAACGAACAGGCGCTACGTCAACGATCGCGTCGAGCGCAAGCCTGACGAGACCGTCGAAGCGTTTGCCGAGCGCGTGAAGCAACGGCTCATCGAGCTGCACACGAAGCCGAACTCATGACCAAGCTCGTTTTCTTCAGCGACCTGCACGCGCACGCGTTCCCTGAATTCGGCGCATCGGAGCGGTTGCAAGACTGTCTCTCGGTGCTGACCGACATCAGGAAGTGGTGCATCGCGAACGGTGTGAAAGACGTCTTCTTCGGTGGAGACCTGTTTCACAAACGCGGTGTGCTCTGGACGTCGCCGTACGTCGCTGTGGCAAACGAGCTTCTACTTTTCAAGGAAGCCGGCATCGCGTTTCGCGCGGTGCACGGCAACCACGACGATGAGGACAAGGAAGGCACGATCCACGCTCTACAGGCTTTGATGGCCGGGGGCCTGATGGTCGGCATCGGTCCGAAGGGATTCCGCTGCGTCAAAGTGGCCGGCATCATCGTCACGATGTTCGCGTACTGCGAATCGCCTGACGTGCTAGCGAAGCGCATCCGCGAAATGAAGCGCCGCTTGCCAGGGTACGATCGCAAACGTCACATCGGTTTGTTCCACCACGGCTTCAAAGGTGCGAGCGTTGGTAGCTCGCTCGAATACGAAGTGAAGGAGCCGATCGATGCCAAGGCGCTCAAGCTCGACAAAACGTTTGGACTCGTCCTCAGCGGCCATTATCACGCGCACCAAGCGATTCAGGGTGTCCGTCGAGGTTTTTACATTGGTTCCCCTCTTGAACACACTCGAAGCGACCGAACGCATGACCCCAAGGGCTTTCTTGTCGTGGACTCGCAAACGCTTCACGTCGAAAGAGTGGCGCTCGATCGTCCGCGCTTCGTCACGCGCAAAGTCGGCGAACCGCTCAAAGGGGTGAAGGGTAACTTCGTCGATGTCGTGTACGCGAAGGCAGACGAAGAACTCGACGCGTACCTCGCTGCGGTGAAGAAGAAGGGCGCACGAGGTATCAACCCAATCGCACTGCCGAGCGCGAAGCGCCAAACGAAGAAGCGTTTGGACGTCTCCCCGGCATTGGCGCCACGCAAGGTGCTCAAGCGGTACGTGAAGCACAAACGCAAGGACATCAAACGCCAGGGGCTCGAAACGAAGACGCTCCTGCAAACCGGCATCGAGCTGCTACGCAGCGCGGAGAAGTGACATGACCGACGAAACGAAGAAGCTTTCTCGCTTGATGCTGGCGTTCTGTCTCGCCGCAGCTCTCGGCTCGATTACGGCTGCGCTGTTGATGGGTGAGCTGTATCCGCTGTTCCTCGCAAACTCGGCGATCGTGTTTGCGATGGTCATCGTCCTCATCGAAGCGCTGGCTCGTGATTGAGCGGTGCGCTGTGTTCCTTTGCGCTGACGTCGCTGTAGCCACCGTGCATTCGCACGGTGAAGCGTTCGACGTTTGCGCTGATCACGCGCGACCGAGCTTCGCGTCGTACTTCGAGCCGCACGTTCACATCGTGCACGAGAAGCCGAAGCGCATCATCCACACGTTCAGCGGCACGGCGAAGGGGCGTCCGTACGACAACGCGGTGCAGCTGTGGAGGGCACGATGCGCTCGCTCCTAGCGTTCGGCTTTGCGATCTTCGGTCTGGTGAACGCGCTCAACAACGATCCGTGGAGCGCGATGTTCGCGTTTGCATCGTCGTACGTGCTCATCAGCTGGAACGACAAGCGACGCGATCCACCAGACGATGACGACATTCGCAAACGCTGGCGCCGCGATCATCGCAAACGGATGTGGTGGACATGAGGTTGCTCGACATCATGATCAGAAACTTCATGCGCTTCAAACGAGCGCAGCTGAAGTTGAGCGACGTTGGGATGTGCCTCATCGAAGGCGTCAACAAAGACGACGAGAGCGCGACGAGCAACGGTGCAGGCAAGAGCACGATCGTCGATGCGCTCGTGTGGTGCCTCTACGGAACGACGACACACGAACCCGGCGCTGAGGGCAACGATGTGGTCAACGAGAAGCGCGGCAAGAACTGCGAGGTGAGCGTCACGTTCGAGGTGAGGGACCTTGAGTACACGGTCACTCGAAGGCGCGCATGGAAGAAGGGCGGCAAGGCGGTTCAGCTTTTGTTCAAGAGCGCGAAGCAAGAGCTGACCAAAGGCACGATCCGCGATACGCAGGCTGCAATCTGCAAATGCATCGGCATGACGCTCGCGACGTTCCGGCACGCGTGCGTGTTTGGGCAAGGTCGCGCGTATCGCTTCTCGCGTTTGACCGACAGCGAGAAGAAGGCGGTTTTGGACGAGATGCTTGGTTCCGAGGTGTACGCGCTGGCAGGGCAAAAAGCCTCAGATCAGCTCGTCCAGCTCGAACGCGAGCTAGGGAAGGCTCAGAACTCGCTCGAAACGGCCCTAGATTCGCTTCAGGAAGCGCGAAAGCGGCTAGGTCGCCTACGAGAGCGAGCCGAAGAGAACGCGCGCCAGAGCGAAGCCAAACGCTCCAAGCTGAAAACGCAGCTAGGCCACGCAAAGGTGTTGCTCGGCACGTTGGAGGTACCAACGGTCAAATCGGCTGTGCTCGTGCAGGCTGAGCTAGACAAAGCTGAGAAAGAGTGGCGCGTGGCGATGCGTCAGGCTGATGCAGCGCGCGTGCTCTTGAAGCAATTGGAAGCGAAGCGCGCGAAGGTACGCCACGCAAACGGAACCGAGTGCATCACGTGTGGTCAGACGATCGAGGCGCAGCACACGGAACGCCAGCTCGCTGCAATTGACGAGCAGATCGAAAAGCAAAACCACGTCGATCACCTGGCTGACGAAGCGCTCATCTTGTCGAAGGCTGCGCTCGAAACGCTGAAGCGTGAGCTGAAGCAGCTCGACAAAGAGAACGAAGCCGCACGCGATGCGAAGCGCACGCGAGAGAAGCTGCAAGACGAGGTTGCTGACCTACGCGAGCGTCTCGCCGAGCTGCGCGAGAGCAACGAGTATGACGAGCTGATCGCAGATGAGAAGCAGCGCATCGCGAAGTGCAAAGCCAAGGCGAAGAAGCTGCGAGCATTCGTCAAGCAGCGCGAGCACGAAGTCGAACAGCTGCGGTTCTGGCAGCACGGCTTCGGTGCGAAGGGGCTGCGGTCGCTGATGCTCGACTCGACTCTCCCGTACCTCAACGCGAAGCTAGAGCACTACACCAACGCGCTCACCGCAGGGAACATCGAGATCGAGTTCAAGGCGCAGCGTCAGCTCAAGGGTGGCGGCACGCGTGAGGAGTTCTTCATCGAGGTGAAGAACAAGCATGGCGCGACGAAGTACAACATGAACAGCATCGGCGAGCGCGCGAAGATCGACATCATCGTAGGGCTCGCGTTGCAGGACATGGCTGCGTCGAGATCTCGCGTGCCGGTGAACGTCGCATTCTTCGATGAGGTGTTCGACGGCTTGGACGATCGTGGTATCGATCGCGCGGTTCAGGTACTCTCACAGCTTCAACGCGAGAGCGCGTTCGTGATCAGCCACAAGAGCGAGCTGAAGACGTTCTTCAGCAAGAGCATCACCGTTGTCAAACAGGACGGCGAAAGCCGATTGGTCGAATGACACTAGGAGGAGAAGATGAGCCATTGGAGATGGCGCCTGTGGATACAGGCAAACGAACCACCGGTTGAATTGGTCGCAATCGATCCAGCACCCAAACCACTACCGCCGCGCTTTCGTCCGCATGTCGAAGCAACCTACAAACGCCATCGTTGGCGCCCACCAATCGGTGCGGTGTCTACAACGGTCGTTGGTTGCTGGACGTGCGGCGATCAGCATGCGTCGTGGGAGCGGCGTGCGTGGAACGGTTCGCATTCGGCGTGTCCGAAGTGCGGAAGCGACATCGTGACGTTTGCAGACGAAAGGCTTGAGCTTCGTGCGCGAGTTCGATGAGACCGAGGAACCTGAGTGCCGGACGTGTGGAGCGTGCTGCGTTGGCAAGAGCAGTGACGGAGACTTCGTCCCGGTCACGGCGCTCGATAGGCGTCGTTTGCCGACGAAGTACGTCAAGAAGCTGCAAGCAATCGATCCACCTGACGATGGACCGTACGCATTCGGCCTCAAGCGCTTCGGTGAACACGAAGCGTGCGTCGCATTGAAGGGCACGCTCGGCAAGAGCGTTGCGTGCGATCTCTACGATGTTCGTCCCAACTACTGTCGTACGTTCGAGCGCGGTTCGCAGGAATGCCGCAACCGCCGCGCCGAGCTGTTCTTCATCAAGCCGGCATTCCAAGAAGCAGGAGCAACCAGTGGCTGACGTAAACCAATTGATGAAAGAGATCTCCGATCGCATCGCCGAAGAGGGTCGTGCGCGTCACGACGCATCGATGGCGTGTCTCAAGGCGATCAAGAAAGCGGCTGACGAGAACAACAGCAGCACCGCGAAGGCATTTGCGGAGGCGTTCGAGAAGGTGCGCTTCGAGGTGCCGAAGCCGCAGTTTGGTGTGCCGATGCAGAACACCGGTGCGTTTGGACCGTTCCCGGCAACCGGCGGTGTGAAGGTGGGCCAATGACCGTCGAACCGACCAAGCTCACCGAGACGCAAACGAAGAAGCTGGAGAAGGACTACCAGGCGTTCATCGAGGCGGCGCACAAGCAGGTGAGCGAGCAGTGCGAGTTCCTGCGCAAGCACATCGCGAAGGACAAGAACCTCAGCGATACGCAGCGCGCGCATCTCGATCGTTTGCTCACGCCGAACGAGGACAACATCTGTCCTGGCTTCCAGCTGAAGCTGACGCGCGTGACCGAAGCAAACGCGATGCAAGCGCACAACACGCAGGTCACGTACGAGTTCCATGACGATCTGTTCGACTACCTCCGCAAACCGGAGAGCGAGCTACCGCGCGAGCTGCGCGGTTTCCTCGCTGGTGGATCGATCATCGATCCGAAGACGAACAAGCCGATGATGGAAGATCTCGCGCCGCTCACCGGCAAGACGCGCACCGGTGTTCCCAAGTACGACGCGATCCTCGATTCGATTCGCGCGAAGAAGTAAACGCTCACAACGGAGAAGCAGGAGCAGACCATGGACATTCAAATCAGTAAACGACAGGCAGAGCAAATTGGTTACCGCGCACTCGTGGAGTTCGGCACGGATGAGCGCATGTGGTGGCGCGGCAATCGCCAGGACGTGAACCTTCGCACGCTCAGCGCTGAACAGCTCAACGCGTTGGAGGCGCTTCTCGTATCGAAGAAGGACGTGCACGGTGTCGGCATCATGCTGCGCGACATCGCGACGTGGCGTGAAGCGCAAACGGACGGATCGAGCGCGAAGGTGCGCACGCTTCGTCAGCTCACGCCGCTTCTCATCGCACACATCTCGAATGTGGATGGGCACCGCGTGTTCGCGAAGGAAGGTGAGTTCTGGCTCTGCTACTACGTGGCGCACATCGAGTACCACGCTGCGCGTCGAGAGTACGGCCACTACTACCCGGCCTACGTGCGCATGAAGCTGTTGTGGCAGGAATTCGCTGGCGCCCAAGAGGCGTTCATCGACTTCCACGATCACGATTGCAAAGGGTCCGTGGTCGACATCCTTGCAGCGGCTGGCTACTTCTGTGAAACGCCAGAGCTGCGCAAGATGTATGTCGACGAGCTAGAGCGATTCAAGAAAGTCGTCGCGAACATCGGCGTGCAGTACCTTTGCAACGGTGTCGCTGTCGATCCTGACACCGGCAAGCACTGGTGGAATCGTTCTGCTAAACGCGTCATCTGTCGCAACGCTCGCGTCGTGATCGACGTGTTCAGCGAGACGGATGACGGTAGTGAGAACGATGACGACGATGACGACGAGGAAGGTGGTGGCAAAGCTGAGCCGCTCGTGTCGAGTTACTTCTGGCACAAAGGCGAAGACGCCGACACGGCACCGATGGTGGAACGACCTGTTCACCCAAAGGTGAAGGTGTTCCATTTGGGCAAGCATCTGCGTTTGAACACGCACGTGACGAGCCTGAAGAAGTACAAGTACACGACGAATCTCGTCGACAAGCTCGTGCTTGACACCGAGCGCAAAGCGCTCGTGAAGCTCCTCATCAACCATCGCGACTCGAAGTACGTCGATGTGATCGGCGAGAAGAGTGGTGGCTCGCTCGTGATGCTCTGCGGTCGTGCAGGCACCGGCAAGACGCTCACCGCTGAGGTGTTTGCAGAGAGCGAGAAGCGACCGCTCTACCGCGTGCAGTGTGCGCAGCTCGGTACGGACGCGGAGGAACTCGAACGCGAGCTGTTGAAGGTTCTCACCCGGACCGAGCGCTGGAACGCCGTGCTGTTGCTCGACGAGGTGGACGTGTACGTGCGCAAGCGCGGCACGGACCTAGAGCAGAACGCAATCGTGGGCGTGTTCCTGCGCGTGCTGGAGTACATGAACGCGGTCATGTTCATGACCACGAACCGAGCTGACGACATCGACGATGCAATCGCATCGCGCTGTACGGCGAAGCTCACGTATCGCACGCCGACGTTCAGCGAGCAGTGCCGCATCTGGCGCGTGCTTACGTCGACAGCTGGTATGAAGATGAGCGAGAAGTCGATCGCTCGCGTCGCGAAGCGCTATCCGGATCTCAGCGGTCGCGACGTGAACAAGCTCATCCAGCTCGCGATGCTCGTGATCGAGGAAGGCAAGCCGATCACGAGCAAGACGATCAAGTTCGTGCGTCAGTTCAAATCGACGGAGGATTGATGCTGAGCTACTGGCGAAGCAGCTACTGGCGCAATGGGAAGCGCATCGACACGTGGGGACTGGTCTACCACGAGATGTGGCTCACCTCAGCGCCTGCAAACGCGTGGCGCTTTCACTTCCACAAGGCGCGATGATCGATCCGAGCAAACACGACGGATACATCCCACCATGGATGGATCGCATGCGTCCGCACATCGGCGATGCTGCGCGCCACCTTTACGCGTGTCCAAACAGGCGTGGGATGTCGAAGCGCATGCAACGCCTGTGGCTCAAGCACGTGAACCAATCGTCACCCACACTCACGTTTGAATCGATTGCAGGCTGGCTCGATCGCACTGCGATGTGGCGCTGGCGTGCAAACGTAGCGAGGCGTGCATGAAGAAGCTAGATCAAATCCTGATCGTCGCGCTCGTCGTTTCAGGAGTCGCTGTCATCGTCGTTTGGTGCTTGCTCATCCTAAAGAGAGCGAACCTGCTATGAGCATGTCTGTCGCAATCAAGTCGCTCGCTGTGGACCGCTTGGAGGCGAAGGCCGGCAAGCGTCGACGCAAACGCAAACGTCGAGGTGACCCGTACCCGCTGGAGAAGACGCGCAGCGGTGGCGGCAAGAAGTCCAAACGCAAAGGCGCATCGTTCGAGAGCCTCATCGCGAAGCAATGGAAGGCGTACTACGGCTGTTCCGTGCGTCGCACACCAGGCTCTGGTGGTTGGGGAACCGTCGGCGGTGACGATTGGAACGTCGTCAAAGGCGATTTGGTGTTTGCACGCAAGGCGCCCTACCACATCGAGTGCAAGAAACACGAGGGATGGGACCTGACCGATCTCATCACCGGCGTGCGTGGGCTCAACACGACGAGCACGAATAGCCTGGAGAAGTGGTGGGCGCAGTGCACGCGCGATTGTCCTCCGAAGAAGGTGCCGATGCTCATCTTCGCGCGCAACCGCAGTCTCGTCGGCAAGAGCGAGACGGTTGGCGTTCCGCCGATCGTGATGATGCGTTTGGGCGACTTGTTCACGCTCGAACGCAAATCGTACAAGCCGAGCGAGCGCAAGAATCAACTGTGGACCGTGAACCTGCTACCGATGTTCAAGGTGGTGAACGACGCGGAGACGCGCGTGGTGTTCACGCTCGCCGACTTCTTTCGCTTCATTGGTCCACCGTACAAGTCGCCCCACTGGAAGAAGTGGCGCCGAGATCGTCGACGAGGACCGGCGTGAGCTGTGATTGTCAGACGGTTGTGGTAGGGTTTCCCGGCTATGTGGAGTCCATGGGGTCGGTCTCGCCGACTCGAACAGAAGCTCGACATCATCATCGCTCAACAGAAGGAGATACTCATGACGCTCGACGAACTCAGTGCACAGGTGAACGACGCGACGAACGCGGTTGCTGCGGACGCGCAAGCGGTGGGAGCCAACACGACGGCGCTGCAAAACGTCGTCGGTCCGCTCATCAGCGAGATCAGCGCGCTGCAATCGCAGCTCGCTGCGGCGCTGGCGAACAACCAGGCGCCCACGCAAGCGCAGCTCGACAAGCTCAGCGCGTTCGCGACCACGCTCACGACGGTGCACAGCGGTCTCAGCACGAGCGCGCAGGCGCTCGCGCAGATGGCTGCGACGCTGACCGCGATCCAGAACCCGGCTTCGCCGGCACCTGCGCCGGCTGCACCGCCGGCGACCCCTCCGACGACGCCGTAACAACGCTCGTCGCAGTTCAGGAAGCGCACGATCACCACGATCGTGCGCTTTCGTCGTTTCTGGTACTCTATACGGAGAAGAAGGAGCTTCTATGGCCATCAACATGAAGGTGCGCGGCGCTGCGCCGGCACTACGAATCAGCAACTGGATTTGCCGCGATTGCGAGCACGTTTGGGAGCGCAAGCTGACGCCTCAAGAGCAAGAGGCTGCGGCACGCGGTGAGGACAACGAAATGTGCTCCGAATGTGGCTCGATCCACGTCGAGGAGTACGTCGGAACGCTCGCACCGCCGAAGGTGATCGTCGAAACCAATCACGACTTCTCTGACCGTCAGCGCCAGCGCCTCTACGAGCGCTCGTCGGCGCACTTCAAGAAGGAAGGTCGCGAGGAAGCTATCGAGCGCCAAAGAGCGCAACTCAAGCGCGAAGGTTTGGTGCAGTGATGAGCACCGTCGCCTACGTCTCGGACATGCGCGAATGGACGCTGTCAGATCTCGCTCGTGGCGAGTCGATGGTGCCCCTCAAGGTCACGGTTAATTGGAGCGAGATTCCGTCGGAAGCACAGCCGAAGGTGATCGCGCTTTCCACGTTCGTTTTGACGACAATCGTGGGTCTGATCGAGCGTGAAAACGAGCTGTCGATGGGCGTCCAAGCGAACCACCGTCGCGTGTGGTTCACCGTACGCGTCGCAGAGAGCGATGTGGGGCTCGCGGTGGGCTCTGGCGGACGCCACGCAGACGCGCTCAGAACGCTGCTAATCGCGGCGTGTCGCAAGCTGAAGTTTCACTTCGATCTGGATATCGGTGGCCCCACCGGGGATCCAGACTGGTCGAGCGACTGATGTGCACTGCACAAGCGCAATTCTAGGCGAATTGCAGGTGTTTCGTACATTTAGCCAGGAAAAGGTTGTGCACGCATGGCGAGAAAAACAGCGCTGACCAAACCACCGGCACCGCCAATCGACGTCGAACCGATTGCACAAGTAAGTGCACAACCGAGCGAGGTTGATTGGTGGGCAGAAGATCCGCGACGCGAACAGCTTCTAGAGATGATTCTAGACGGCATGTCGAAGTCGTATGCAGCGAAGCAACTGAAGCCACAGGTACATCGCAATACCGTGAACAACTGGTGTGCGGATCCACGCTTCATCTCAGAAGCGAACGCACGCATGAACGAGCACAAGGCAGGCAAGCGCATCCGGCGTTTGCGTGTCACCAACATCATCAACGACAAGACTGAGAAGATCACGCTAGCGCTAGCAACCAAGCTCGAAGGCGACATCATCGACGCTGCGACTGGCAAGGCGAAAGACAAGATCGACGACAGCGTGAAGGGTACGCTCTCAGTGTTCCGACAGATGGCGTACGAGTTTCGCGAGATGCGTGGTCAGGAGCGCATCGACTACGGCGACGACGTGAAGAAGGTTGCAGTGCAGTCGCAGCACACGATCACCGGCGACGTGCACGTGAACCACACGGGCCTCAACGACACGCCGTTCGTGGACTACTTCCGTAGGTCGCTACAGAACCGCGTGATCGACGTCGAGTCCATCGAGATGAAGCCAGGCGAGAACGAGGGCCAGCTGCTACTCAAAGCAGCCGAGCATCTCATGGTCGATACCGACTTGCTTGACGAGATCAACGATGAGGACAAGAAGCTCGAAGAGGCAATGAAGCAGTGAAGGCGCACCACTACTGCGAGACGTGCAAAAAGACCACTCTGTTCACGTGGGCTTCACGTATTGGCAAGTGGGTTTGCTCCGTATGTGACGCACAGAGGTAGCGATGGCTGATCTGGAAGAGGTGCTGGACCGACAGGACGAACAGCCCGGCGCTGCACCGCCAGGCACCGCGAAGTCGGACAAGCAGAAGCGCATCGAGGAGCTGTTCGCGAACCTGCCCAAGTCAGGCACGCGCGAAGCGCTCGAACAGCTGTCGAAGCTCGATCCGGTCATTTGGACGATGTACAACCGTCGTCTCAAGGGCTCGCCGATGGTGTTCGACGTCGCGCGCCACATCACCGAAGACGCGTTTGCAAAGTGGGCCAAGGATCGCGCTGCAACGCCTCGCGAGCTAGCGCGCCACAAGATCTCCATGATGCAGAAGCATCGGCCGTGGCAGATCGAACCGCTGCGCGATGAGCACCCTCAGAAGGTCTACAAGAAAGGACGACAGATCGGTATCACCGAGCTTTCGCTTACCGAAGCGATTTGCTTCCTCGATCAGCACGACAACACGAACCTGATTTACACGTTCCCTCGTGACAAGCAGCTGGAGACGCTCGCCACCACGCGCATCAATCCTGCGTTTGCAGAGACGCCACGCATGCGGCGTTTGCTCACCGGTGTGAATCAACAGCAAACGAAGCGCATCAACAACTCTCACCTGATTCTGCGTAGCGCGTGGGAAGCTGGACTCGGCGAAGGTGTAAACGCTGACGTCGTCGTGTTCGATGAGAAGGACCGCATGAAGGCCGGCATCGAAGTCGCCTTCAAGGAGTCGATGTCATCGTCTCCGTTTGGGTGGGTGCGCGACGTGTCGACACCAACCCTCCCGAACCGTGGCGTGGACGAGACCTACCAGCTTAGCGACAAGCGTCAATGGTTCGTGAAGTGCTCGCGCTGCGGCATGAAGCAGCAAATCACGCACAACAACATCAAGCAGCAAATCGATCTGCCGATGGTGCTTCCCAAGGAACTACCACCGGACGCATTTGCGTTCGTTTGCAGCAAGACGAAGTGTGGAGGCACGCTCGATCGCCTGAACGGTGAGTGGGTCGCCGAGCGTCCAAACGTGAAGCGCTGGCGCGGCTATCACATGCCGCAAATGATCGCGATCTGGCTCAGCGCGACCGACATCATGCAAAAGCGAGTGGACTACAAGTTCATTCAGCTTTGGACGAACTACGTGCTCGGCGAGGTTTCGCTCGGCGAGTCGATGCTCCTAAACGAGAACGACTTCGACATGGCCACCGCAGGCCATCCGCTGATCAACTACCGCACGGACGATTGGGTCTACGTCACGGTGGGCATCGATTGGGGCCACAAGAATTGGATCGTGGTGAAGGGTCTCAACACGAACGGCCGGCAGTACATCATGAACGGCGCTGTGTTTGAGGACAATCGTTCGAAGGAGCTAGAGAGCGTTCGCAAGATCGATGCGTGGATCGACAAGTACAAGCCGGACATGATTATCGCTGACGATGGCTACGGCAAAGACCGCAACGCGTACTTGCTACGCCGCTACGGTGAGGGTCGCTTCTTTGCGTGCCGCTACAATCCAGCTGAGAAGGGTGGCCAGACGTTCACGCCGTCATGGCAACCAGCTCGTAACCAAGTGCTGTGCGATCGAACGCTCGCGCTGAAGAACCTGTGTCGGCTCATCAAGGATCGCGAGATCGCGTTCCCCAACATGGAATACGAAATCTCGCGTGCGATCGTGGATCACTTGAAGGCGCTCGCACCGATGCTCGAACAGGACGAAGAGACCGAAGAGATCATCGAGGTGATCAACTCGACGAGCGACGATCACCTAGCGCACGCGTTGTTCTACAGCCAGCTCGCGATGGACCGCTTGCGCGGCACGAACCATTTCAACTTTGACTTCATGGCGTAGGAAGCTGCGAAAGCAGCTTGCCAGGATCCCAGGAACCTGGTAGCCTGTAGGTACCTCACGAAAGGAGAGCGACATGGCGAACGACGAGAAGACCAAGCTTCTGACCGAGGCAACCCAACTCCTGGCGGACATCGCTCTCAACAAGAGCGGTTTCACCAGCGAGCACGCACAGCGCGCGGCGGACTTCATCGCGAAAGCGTCGAAGGCCAGCAACGGCGAAGTTGTGCTCCCACTAGCTGCGTGAGCGAGTAGCGCGCTAAGGACCGTTTCAGGCGGCGACGTTGATGCGATCCGTATCATCGGCACCTGACTCGGCACCCTGGTAAGCGAACCGATCGCCGTGACGTCATAGACGCTCTGGCGCTAACCGTTCACCTCTTTCTCGACGGCGCGATCCCTGGTAGGGGTCGCGCCTTTCGTCGTTGGTCAGACCTGTGTGATAACCACGAGGAGCATGCACATGATGAACCAAGGTGAGTTGTGAGTCTCGCGAGTCATTTCAGACGCAAGGCGATCCAAGGCGCGATCGGAGATGCGGACGAGAACGCAGGCATCTATCACGCGTGGGCTGTGATGTGGCACGTCGAGCATATGATCGGCGATCAGATCGCTGAGGTGCCGCTGATGTTCAACCCTGCAACCAACCTGTCGAACGCTCGGCTCGATAACGCCACGCTAGGAGCGCTCGTCAACGTTGCCAAGTGCAACAAGGTCTACCGCACGCGCATCCACCTGTGCGAGCTACCGTGCGAGCTGATGACGAACAAGCCGCACTTTCAGCTGATGAAGGTGGACGGCTGCACGCTTTGCCCGGCGTGTGAGCACAACCTGGCCCACCACGCTGAGATGTGGCAGTGCGTGCCGGCTGACGTGCAGGCCAACATCCGCGATCACGCGCCACCTGGCGTCATCATCACGGAGCTAGGGATGTGGACCGTGTCATGACGCTCGCGAGCGTGTGGCGTGAGAAGCACAACGCGAAGCACCCAAAGAGACGCAAGGTGCAGCGCTGGAAGTGGACCGATTTGTGCGTGTGCGGTCACCCTCGCATCTCGCACATGGAGCTAGACACGAAGACAGGCGCAACGTACGCGACACCGTGCAAATGCGGTTGCTCTGAGTTTCGCAGAGCGAAGCGGCGCACAAGGAGAAGCAGGAGATGAGCATCACTACCGTTTGGAGCGAGCGCGCACGGAAGCGCTATGCGTTGCTTCTAGAGCGACAGCGCAAGCTAGGGAAGCGAATCTTCGGCAAGCCTGGAAAGATGCCGCATTGGTCAACCTACAAGCGTAGAGAAGACATGAAGACGTTCTCGCATTTGCTGCGACCGCCTCACGAGAACAACGGACGGCACACGTTGTGCGGCTGGAATGAGGCTGCATTCCAATCGGCGCGCGCGTTCAATCTGCCACGCCATGAGCTGTGGCCGGCACAAACCACCGTGCGCAAGTTCCTCACCCAAGGTGGCGCGGTTGGTTGCGAGCGTTGCTTCGAGGTGGCGAACGACATCGCGACGTGGGTTGGCATGATCAACGATCCGCACTACGGCGAAGAGTTCACGCACCTGCGTTGGTCTAGTGCAACGAGCGGTGAGCTAGCGTGCGGTGCGATCTACGCTCACCAGACTTTTCTGTTTCGCGAATACGCCGAGTTCATCAGCGAGGTGTCACGCGTTCCTGACGCGTGCTCGATTTGCACCGCGATCTTTGGTCGCTTGTTTGGACCGAACAGGCCAGAGAACGAATACACGAGCTACACCACAAACGAAGAAGCAAGCCTCATGCGTGGAGGGATGCGCCCATGACACTCAAGAGCATTTGGAAGGGGCGAGCACGCTCATCGTGGAAGCCTCTAGAGGTGAAGCCGCAGATGCACGGCGCAGCACGTGAGACGATCGCAGCGTTCAATCGTTTGCGCGAGAACACGCGTGCAGTCGATGGCCATGCCTACGCATGTTTCAACGACAACACCGAGTATTGGGTGTGCAGGCGCTATGCCGGCAACATGCGACGCACGGCTTCGCTAGAGTTCCCGAGGCTGGCTGCGCTCGTCATGCCAACCAATGACAGCTTTGCAAGCGATTGCATCATCGCGCCCACCTACACGGTGATCGCAAACGACCTGTGCGACGATTGCGCCGAAGTGCTATCGGAATTGTTGTTCGGTGGCGAGGAGCAGTACGAGCTACGCGAGGAGCTGAACAAACGCCTCATTTGGCGCAGCATGCGCGATGGCTCGCTCGCGTACGCAACTGGCACTGACCGTCTCATCTCGGTCCAAAGGCGGTTCTAGTGCTGAAGTCGCATTGGCAGAACAAACACGGCATGACGCTTTGGCAGCGTATGTGCTTGGCACAAGAGCAAGCGGCCGAGCGCATCATCGCCAATCAAGAGCGCGCGATGTTTGAGGCGATCGAGCGCACACCCAAATTGCTCGCCGAGCTAGACGAGCAACGGCGCATGTACATCGCTGATGTTGAGGACCGCATCCTCAAAGGTTGGGTGCCTGATGGTTCGTCGTGGGCTGCGATCGAGCTGAACCTCGCGGTGTTTGCGAGGCGCCGCGATGAGATCGAGTATGCCGGCATGAGTCCTGAAGCGATCAAGGCACTGAAGACGATCAAGCTTCACGAGGAACGCAAAGCCGAACGACCGAGCGTGTTCGATCGCTACGCGAGCACGAGGTTTCGTTACTGATGCTGGCGACGCTTTGGAAGCGTCGCGTGCTCGGCCCTGAAGAGTATGTGCACGCTCGCAAAGCTCGTGGCTCACGCACGAAGGTTTGCGAGGTGAGCGCGTTCTACTTCGATGGCTACGTTGCACGCACGATCCGCATGAACGCGCGCCATTGGTTTGGGCTCGATCTCAAGCTCGTCGATTGCCCCACGTGTCGCGAGCGATTGGGATTGCCGTGCCTCTAGGCGCACACTGGCTAGCGCGTGCTCGTCGACGCAAAGCGCTCGCTGACATGCTCACGTGTCGACGCGTGGACAACAGCGACCTAAACGAGCTGTTGCAGCAAGCGGCCCGCGGACCGGCAAGCGAGGTGCGCATGTTGTACACGCCAGAAGAAGTGCATGCAGCGTTCTCATCGGATGACGAGAGCTACCGCGCTGCACGCGAGCTGTTTGCACTAGAGGCAATCGACGATGAAGACCTATAGAGCGGAAGGACGAATCCCATATGAAGCTCCGAACGGTTGATCGGCTGCTATGGCCATGGTTCGCACGCGACATCAAACAGCAAACCTCGTGGCGTACAAACGGCATGCGGTTTGTCTTGCTGTGCGTGTTGCCGATGCTCATCGCAGCAAACGTACCAATGACAATCGGCGGCGTTGGTTTCCTAGTCACATCAGGCTTGATGTGCGTGGTGGCTACGTTCGAGATCGTAGATGCATCGCTGTACCGCTTGATCGATGCCATCAGAAAGAGCAAACGCAAATGAGCAAGCTCAAGAGCCTGTGGCGACGCAAGGCTGATGCACGCTTCGCAGAGCCGCGCGACCTGTACGCGATCAACGTGTTCACAGCGCGCGGTAGAGACCTTGACGCCGTGGGCGAGCTGCTACAAGTTCCCCGCCCTGCGACCATCGATGACCCACTGAACGGTGCACTGCAACGCGCCTACAGGCTCATCATCCTGAACGCTGTACTACACGCGATTGGGCTCACGGTTGCGCCTGTGCGTGACCACATCAAGTTGAACAACGCTGCGGTCACGCTAGGCACGTACAGGAACGATCCTGACTACGGCGACTACCGTGTGTGCAAAGAGAGCGATGAGGAATTCAAAGACCGATTGCGCGCCATTGTGATCGAATGGCTCACGGTGCACGGCGTAGATACCAACCACGTTTGCGAGGAGTGTTGCAAATGAGCCTAGCGAGCCTTTGGCAGCACAGACAGGCTCAGAAGCGAGCCAAGAGCACGGTGCGCACGCAGTGCGTAGATTGCGGCTGCATCCATCCCAGGCGCTACGACTACGTTGGAACGCGTCTACAGCCAAACGGTCGATGCATCGCGCCTTGCATCAAATGCACAGAGATGCGCAGCCGTAGTAAAGGCGACATCGTGGTCACAGAACAGCGAATCGTGGCCACACCTGTACACGGCGAGCTACCGCGCCACACGCTCGCTGAAACGTTCGATGCTGATGACGAGCTGCAATGCCCTAGGTGCGGCGCAGCTGCGCACGACATCGAGCTGATTCGCGGCATGCTGAACGACCCCACGATGCAATTCAAATGCGAATGCGGCTACGAATGGATCACAAACATGGAGCAACGCACATGAGCCTAGCGAGCATTTGGCAACGCAAGCTCATACGACATTCCTGGTACATCCTGCCTGGCGACCGCAAGCAGTGTAAGCTAGAGCTGTGCTCGATTTGGGATGGCTTTACGAGCAACGCACAGGTGAGGATGAAACGCTTCGTAGCGGTGGACAGCGCGCAGCTGCGACCGACATGTCCCAAATGCGACGACATCATGTCCCCGCTATTTGAGCTGCTAGAGCCAGACCCCAAACGCATCCATGCAATCGTGCACTCGATGCACGGCAACAAAACGCCTGTGTGCCAGTTCATGCGCTGGTACAGGGACAACTACCAACGCAAGCGCATACACATCGCACGCACATTCCTCAAAGCAGGAGCTACACCAGTGACGTGCAACGATTGCATCATTCGCATCAGGGCAGCGCTGCTAGAAGGGAACATCAAATGAGCCAATGCCAACACAAACGCGTTTACCAATGCCTCATCTGTAACAAACACGTGTGCCACGAATGCGGCGTAGAACTGCCGTATGCGTCGCGCGAGCTGCTATCAATCGCCAAAATCTGCGCCACCTGTAACAGCGCAGGGAAATCGCTGTTCAGCAAATGACGCTACACACCGTATGGAAGCAGCGCCTAGAACAGCAATTGGAGCGCACAAAACCAGCCCATGACAAACCGGCTAGCTTATGGACTGCACGAACCGAACAGCTAGACAGGATAGGCGAAGTGATGGGCGTGAAGCGCAAGCAAGCGCTAGAGCACTACGACACGACAGCGCCGCACCTAGCGAGGGACAGAACGGAAGCGGTAACGGATGAGGTGTACCGCTTCATGCTGTTCTCTCATTTGGAGCACAGCCTCAAGGGCATCATGTATGACGTGGAGCGTTTCACGCACGCAGACGAAACAGGCTACGCGATAGTCGCTGACATCCTGAACCATCACGCAGCAAAGCTAGGACTCAAACGCAAGGCGGTACAGGACAAGCCACCTAATGGACCGTGGAGGGCATTGGAGAGCAATCGCGATTTACACGAGCGGTGCTTGCTGGAGTGCAGTCGGTTTTTCGATGGACCACCACCGCATCTCAGGAAGCCACCTGCATAGGAATGCACTCTAGGAAGGCGTTCCTATTGCGTAGCACCTATGCATATGCGCATAGGAGCGCATCGTAGCATCGCAATCGTAGCGCATGTACCTGCAATGTGGTGCTAGGTGTGCGCCTCCCCTAATGCCCGGCCTCGCGCGCATCACCATCGCATGCGCGCACAATGGCAATCGCAAATGCAATGCAGACCGTGCTCTATTGTGCGGTCGCATTTGGTGCACCCACCCTCATTGGCTCTATGCATTGGTGCATAGCATTGTATCGTAGCAATGCGGTCTAGCATTGCAGTATGAGGATGCAGCGTAGGAGTGCAGCTATGTTTTACAACTCCATGCTCCCGGCACAGCACACGAGTCGTCGACGAGCACGATCGTGTCACGCGCCGGCGGCGTCCGTGAACTCGTGCTCGATAGGGTCCGGGCTGTGGGAGCGAGCTACGCCCTCAATTACTGAAACTGCGTTTTATCAATGAGAAATCTGTTGTTCCTACGTGCACCAGAGTGCGCTGTAGTTTCGCAATTGCTACCAGCTGCGCCCACGCCGATAAACGGTGATGCCGTGGTCTCTCACGAAGTCGAGCCAGCCATCCATGCACTTCGCGCACACCTGTGACCCTTCGTTCGCCGCAGCAAGAATCGCTGCGTTGTCGTGGAACGAGGAGTCCCATTCGAGAAGGTTCGTCGACACGTTCTCGTAGTGACTGATGAGACACGCCTGCACACCGAGGGGATACTGCGTTCTGTCGTTGATGTTGAGCGTCTCGTTGACGTACGCCCATTGGAAGATGCGCCAGTGCAATGGAGTAGCAATTACTGAACGCGTTTTGAGAGCGTTCATTGAGCGTCGGTACCAAATACTGTTGAGACTCATCGTCGTGTGTCCACGGTTTGTGCGAGCACTCTGCGGCGTGCTTCCAGGCAATCGGTACACGTGCTGCGCTCGTCGGTAAACGCGTGCGGTGTTTGCATCTTGCGTACACCGAGCAACTCTGGCAATGGGACGCAACAGAGCCACATTTCGTTCAGTTTGTAATCGAGCGACTGGTTGATGAATTGACCATTGATGTATGGGATGCGTTCGAGCACCGAGATGTGTAGGAACCTCGTCGGTGGCTTCGCCTGGCTTTGCGCACGACGCAGCCAAAGGGACGCGAGACTCATAGCTTGCTCGTAGCAGCCTGGTTTGTGGTCGACCGGCATCAGTGCGAGCACGCGCCTACCGTCGACGTGTAGCCATTGCTGGCGACGATGGGCACGACGTTCCCAAATGCTGGTGAGGCTCATTTTTTACCGTACATCTTTCCGAGAAGCTCGGTCATAGCTGTGGTCTTCCCTTCACGGATTTCCATACCGAGCTTGTCGAGTTTTGCAAACGGATCGTCGTACCAACCGTTGGCGTCAGGCATTGGGTGCTTCGCTGCAAACGCAGCATCGATGCGTTGCTCTACACGTCGCTTCCAGAGACCCTTGAGGCTCATAGGTCGATGTACAGCTCTATGCATTTGGGGCAGGTGATGGTGTCTTGCATGGGTAGGGGCGCTTCAACGTCTTCGAGCCAATCGCGCGCGTGCCACTTCTCCGATTTGGCGTCGTCGTAGAACAAGCACGCTTCCTTACCCCTCGGCTCGAAGTGCTCGTCTTCGGCGAAGTCGTTTGGGTCCTCAGCGGTGAAGAACCACACCGTGACCCACCAGTGGATGACAGGTGGCGCAGGGCGCACCAGTCGGGAACGTTTCTGCCAGAGGCTAGCGAGGCTCATTTGATGAATGACTCCAATGCGCGGCGCATCAGTAGGCCGGTTTCAATCCACCCCCAAAGGCTTTTGCAGCGTTCGCAGGTGGGCTCTTTGAAGTTGCGCTGCACGTGCGCGTCTATGACGTCGCTCGCGACGCAAGGGAAGATAGAGCACGCGAGCAATGAGCAACCACGTTTGTGATCGACTACGAGGTGGATCGGTCCTGCAATCGTGCCGCGATTGGTCGCGCGCATCCACCAGTACGACGCGAGGCTCATTTGAGTTCCACGATCTCGCCGAACTTCATCTTCTTCAGCCACGCGATGTCACTCACGCACTTCGTGCAATGGACGTAAGGCTCGCGGATTTTCACCTCTACGACAGAGTGCGTAGCGATCGGCGCACGCCGTATGTTGATGTTCTCGCAGAGCTTCAGCTCGCCGTAGTCCGTCTGCACTTCGTAGTCACGATCGTCGTAGGTCGCGTTGTGCCGCGTGATGTACGCGTGGAACGCGTCGAGCGGTTTCTGGTCACGGCTAATCGGTTTGCGATTGCGCCAAATGCTTGCGAGGCTCATCTGCGCCTCGGTGGACGCAGGAGCGACAGCGTTTGTTCGAGCGACTCCACCCTCAACGTTCGCGGCTCCGTCGAGTAGCCTTTCCTCAGCGCCTCGCTCAGCTCCTCCACGTCGCTAGCGAGATCCGGTCGTGGTATGCGCGTCTTCGCCCATTCACGGAACGGCTCCCATACGTGCTGGCAGGTCTCGCAATCGACGTCGTGATCCAAACAGGAGCGGCCGGCTCGTACGGTTCGAGGAGCGAGGTCCGCACCACGGACCGCGAAATCGCTATGCACATACGTCGACACGCGATTGTAGTCGAAGCCGTCGAGTGCTGGTGTCTGGCAGTAGACGCCGTGCCTGCCTACGAGCTTGTCACCGTTCTCGTCTGTCACTATGTCCATCACGAGGTACAGGTGCGTGCGACGCAAGAGCGCAAGTCGGCGCTGTTCCTCTAGAGCCTTCGCTTTCCAAACGCTGTTGATGCTCATTTGAGCTTCACACCTTTCTCTTCTATGAACTTCACCGCTGCTTCGACTTGTTTGTACAGGTCGACGTCCGCAGCTGCGATTGCGTTGATGAACTGACCGAAATTGCTCGTTGGATCATCGATGGCGTGTGAGCAATGTGGCATCTGGAGTTTGAACTCCGTCACCAACCTGTCGCGGATCTCTTGGAACGAGAGCGGACGGAATCCTGCGAGCGGCGACGGTCCAAACGCGTCGACGAGCTTCGGCTCAGCTGCGCGAGCGAGCGCTTTCGTTTCAGCTCGCTCTTTCCAAATCGGTTTGAGGCTCATGACCTTTGCATCCTATGCATTCTCGCTTCGCAATCGCGACAGAGGCGAGGTGAGCTAGCGACATATGGATGCAGGCGAATAACTTTGACACCGAGCGGTTCGGTCAGACACAGCGGCGCATTGTTACCAAACGGTGTGACGAAGTCATCGGTGCGAACGACTTCCCTGATGTGAATGTGGTCGATCTCTGAATCGAACGATCGGCGAAGCTTCGCGAACAAAGCGATCTGTTGACGATGACGCGCTTTGCGCTCCCAATGTTTCGCGAGGCTCACTCGTATTCCCCTGACACGTCGTAGTCGAAGCCAGCTGGAACGAACTCTTCTAGCTCCAACTCCACCCTGTCGATCACATTCATCAGCTCAGCCCAACCGCGCCGCACCTTGATGTGTATGACGTAAACGAACGAGTCAACGACGTGGAAGCTCGCATCGAGCACTTCAGGAACCGACATCGCTGCGCGGATGATGCTGAGCGTATGGTGGTTGTCGATGTTGTCGAGCGTCAGCTTGCGCGCACGCCACCGCTTCCACGCGCGATCGAACCAGATGTTGGCCATGCTCACGTTCGTGTCCTCGCAATCGCGATACCGCGCAGCTGCTTGATCACCAGGTCGAGTTCAGGCTCGATGTCCTTCTTCACATCGAGGATGACGTTGCGTCGCTGCGCGTAGTCCTGGATCCAACCGATGACGTGCTCGCGCACCGCAGCTCGCTCGATCGGCACGAACAACCAACCGTCAGGCTGGCCGGGGATACCTTCGAGCGCAATCGCGATGGCTTCGCGAACGGTTCTTCCTCGATCGGTCATCCCTGGATCCTCGGACGGAGTGGGTTCTACTAGCAACGGTTCGTTCATGGAAATATCTGTTGGTACTTCGCGAGCTTGGACGAGTCAAGCACTTATCTGTTGAGACCGAGCTTGCGTCAGATCTACCGCGTATGGTCTCGTCCAGGGATCCGCACCTACGCGGAAGAAAGGTACGTACCGATGGAAACGATGAAGTCGGAAGCAACGAAGGCCGAGCAGAAAACCGGCAAGGGCCAGTACACGCGCGTCTGCGAGCGCTGTAGCACCGAGCTTGCGGCGTTCAGCAACGAGCAGAGCGTCACGCTGTGCTCCACCGTCACCACGCGGCTGTGCGATGACTGCCGGCGCGATTGGGATGTCGATCCGCATGTCGCGAAGCTGATGCTCGAAGTGAATCGCTTCAACGCGCGGCTCTCTGCGTTCGTGCAGGCAGGTGACGCGGATAACGCGGAGAGTTCGATGCTGGCCCACGAAGCCGCTCGCGATGCCGCTCGTACGTACGCGATCAAGTGGCTCGGCAGTAAGATCGAACGTGAGGAGCCGAGCGGTGAAGCGTAAGGACAAGGTGGTGCCGCCTGAGACCGCGCCGGTTCGGTCTGGTTTCGAGAAGCGCTACTTCATCGACCCTGCGCAAACGGAGACGTTTCCGTTGACCGCTGCAAACGAGAAGATCGCGCTCGGCGCAAAGGGCGCTCTCGAAACGAAGATGAAGAACGAGAAGCGCGACGTGCGCATCCGTTTGCGCCGCCGTCAGGACAGCATCGACCTTCTCGTGAAGGTCCCCAAGGAGGTCAAGATCCGTGGCAACGCTGACGTCCCGGCTGCGCAAGAAGTTCTTCAAGCGGAAGCAGCGCCTTTGGCATCTGTCGGAAGCTGAGGTTGCTGCGATTGACGAGATGACGCACGATCAACTCGTCGATCAGAACGTTCAACTCAAGGAACAACAGAATCGCGTCGTGCGCGCGATGATCAAACTGAAGCAAGCAATCGCCGAGATGATGAGCGAAGGCGGTTGAGGAGAAGAAGCAGATGAGCGACTACAAAGCGAAGATGGATTCACTGGTCAAGAAGTTCGTCGACGACATCACCGAGCTGACGCGCGACATCGCGCGCGAGACGTTGATGACGGCGCTGGAGAAGCCGTTGCGCGAGCACGACGACGGTCAGGCGCTGCGCGATGCGCACGCAAAGCGCATCAAGCACGCGATCAAGAAGGCCGCGAAGAAGACGGTGAAGGCCGCGAAGAAGGCTGCAAAGAAGACGGTGAAGAAGATCGAGAAGCAGGTGAAGAACGACAAGAAGCAGAGCAAGCGCGATGCAAACCGCGCGTACGTGCTTCGCCAGAAGCAGCGCAACGGCAAGAAGCTCGAAGACGGCGAAGTCGAGTGGTTGACGCAGTACATCGTCAAGCACCCCTCTACGCGTTTGGCGGCATAGTGACTGACGACGAAGGCACGCTACGAAGCGAGGCGCTGACGATTGCACACCGCATCCAGCGCCAGCTCGGCAACGGTTCGCGCATGTCGATCGTGCACAACGCGGTTGAAGCTGACGCGCTAGCGCTGGCGGACCGCGTTGTCAAACTGTGCGCTGGTGCCACGGTAGTGAAGGCTGTCGTCAAGAAAGGCTGAGATGGCAACAGCGGCGGTACAGCGAAAGCGACGGAAGAAGCACAAGCGCCACAAGCGTTGCGCCTGGTGCAAACGTCGAGCGAAGAAGTCGCTGTGCCGCCGCTGCTTGCGGAAGCATCGTGACGCGCAGCGAAAGCGCTGGGAGGAAACCCGGCCGCGCGAGTCCAAGCAATACCGCTGCACAGAGTGCGGCGAGCTAGGGCATAATGCACGTCGCCACAAATGATGTTCCGCGTCGAACGAGTGATGGGCATCGCGATGCTCTGCTTTGGCAGGGAGCGTCTGATCGCCGTGTTGTGCAACTCGCCGTTGCACCCTATCGAGGTGGCGGTGGTGGAGTTGGCAACGACCAAGGAGAATTTCGAGGGAGCAATCTGCTTGGACGATCTCGTTCAGTTTGCAGCGTTGCTCAACCTCAGCGCGCACGACGTCTACATCAGAGAGCAGAGCGCATCCACGATCGAAGTCTGGCTGTTCAACCGCAGCCGCAGGTCGCACGATGACTTCGACGAAGATCCAACACCAGTCGATCACCTGGTGGACAAGAAGGGGAAGACCGAGGTACAACCTCCACGTTAGCCACGAGGAGGTGTGCCATGTAGACCCCAACTTCGTCAGATGCTCTATGGATATACGCAGGTCTGCCCTGCGCCGCGAGCGAGCCACTCATCTTCGGATGGATGGCTCGCTCGTCGTGCATTTGGGCACTAACTGAGAAGGAGAAGATCATGTTCGGACAGCAACCAGGAAACGAGCGTCGCATCGGCGTGATGAACCAAAGCGTCATCACAAGGCTCGATGGTCACAAGGTCACCTACTACGTGCTCCACACACGCGGCGAGAACCCGACGTCCATCTTGATCACGGCGCTCACCGAAGCTGCGAACGCGAAGCGGATGCCGAAGGACGAAGCCGACAAGTTCGTGTTTCAGCGCATCACCGGCATCACCGCACAACAGCTCTACGTCAGCGCGCGCGACTACGACCGCGTGAAGG